TCAGCGGCGCGTGTCAGTTGGCCCCTTGGCCGTCCCCTCGATCCGCCCCCGGCTGTCGCGAAGGATCACATCCCCATAGGGGGTCACGGTGGCGGTGCCTTGGTAGCTCCCCCAGGCGTCGCGGCGGACGTAGCTCCCATACCGCTCCGGCCCCAGGCTCTCGACCCGGGTCCGGCCGTTGGCGTCCTGGGTGACGATCGCCGCCGGCGGCGCCTGCGTCGTCTGGGCCAGGGCCGGGGCGGCGAGCGCCACCAGGATCAGGGCGAGGGGCAGAATGGGCATGCGTTATTCGTCTTGCTTCCTGTCGGCGAAGGCTGGTTGGTCGTCTTCACTTGCAATGTCGTTATGACGCCAACCACGTCGGACCTTGAACAATGGGGTGAGAGGAACTTCGCCCTTGATGTCCACTTCAGCGCCTTCCTCAAGCCAACTCACATCATCACCGGGGGGCACTAAGCACTCCAATCCCTCCTGTCCCTCTCGCTCAAGGGTAAACTGGCGCGTACCATCGTCGTTCACCCTAAGTCCACGAACGCGCCCGCTCAGGCTCATTGTCACGGCAACCTCCTTACAATTGGTCGGCGATAGCTTGACTGATCCCGGTCAATAGCGCCACGGCAAGCGCCCGACGCAATTTTGCACTCAATGAATTCAAGGCTTGCCGACACTGGAGGGCTTCGCGTTTCGCCGCATTTCCCTGATGTCATCAATGCCGAGTTTGGCTCGATCACGAATACCGCTAAACGCAGAACCCACATATGTGTTGATTATGTCCCTGTATTGATCGTCAGCAAGATCAAGACATCCTTTCTTTTTTGCGGAATCTGCAAGCAAAAACTGGATTTCAAGTCGCCTGTCCCTTGCCTCTTGTGCGTGATATCCAGCAGAAATATTTGTAAATATATTTTCAGCGTTATTCAATTTTACGATAGAAGACTTCGCTTGGTCGATGGATTGACCTGAACATTCTTGGCTTGACGCGAATGATCTAACAGCCTGCATCCCCTCATTGTAGGGTTTAGCCCTGCTCGCGGCGGCCTCTTGCTCAGTTGGTCCAGTGATTGCCGGACGATTCTGAGGAACGCACGCTCCTAAGGCGAGTGCGACAGAAAATGCGAGATAGTTAATATGGCGTCTCATTGAACGTATTCTCCGATCTGGCATACCCCAGATACACACCTTAACAGGGAATTTTAATATTTAAATGGCAGAGATGGCATTATCGTAACCAATTGTTTAATAACGATATTAATCGAATTGAGGCACCCGTCTCCCTTGCCAACATCTAAAGTCTGTCCCCGGAGGGTGCGAACAATTTCCGCCCCCTCACTCCTGAAATCGCAGGAGTGAGCGTGATGCCCGCCGGGGTCGGTGGGAATTCCACCCCCACCCCGGCAGGGCATTTACCAGACACAGAGGTAAACGGGCGGAGAAGTCCGCCGGTTACCCCCTGCATTGCAGTTATGACCGCACCAAGGCCAGCAAGTCGGCGGCCAGGGCAACGGCGCGGTCAGGGGACAAGCGGACCACAGCCAGCCGGTTGCCCCCCTGGTAGACGGTCAACAGGATCGGCGCGTTGCGCTCATCCTGGGTGACGACGACGCGCGGGGGTTCGGGGATCATGTCTCCCCCCGTTTGAGGAAATGGGCGGCCAGGGCGTCGAGGCCGGATGCCAGCGCCAGACGTTCCAGCGTGGCAAGATCCTCGTCACCGTCCGGTCGAGCCCAGCCGGGCTTCTCGCCATCCACCACCAGACGCCAGACGGCGAAAGACGGAAATTGCGCCCGAGGATGAGCGGCAGCGAAAGGGGCGTCGGCCGATCGTAAAGCCGACCAGGATCGGCGCAGATCATCGTTCCAAGTCGCCCAGGTCGGGCGGTCGGGTGACAGCCCCGGCCAGGGCCGACGGCCCACCAGGGCGTGGAACGCATTCGCCGCGGTGGCCTGTCGATCAGAAAGCCCCTCGATGCCGCGGGGCGCGTCGACCCCGGCCACCTCGCCCGAGGGAAGGATGCCAGCAAGGGCGGCAATTTCGGAAACCGGCAGATCGACCAGCCGTTCAAGGGATTCCATCACCAGACGGCGCCGCTCAGGCGAAAGGCGCAGTGGTTTGTTTTGAAAAACGGTAAGTGCCTGAAGCGGGAGGCCGGCGGCGATCTCTGCCGCGCGAATATTATTGAAACACGATGCCGCGATGACGGATTTGATCCTGCGGGCCAGGGGGCTATCCGTTTTAAGGATTGGGCAGCGGCGAACTGGAACCCCCATTACCGCACCTGAAGAACCCACACGGCCTTCGCCGGGTCGCTCTGCACTGCGATGACGTTCCAGGTCTGCCCGTCTGCCGTCACGCTGTCGCCGGGGGTCGGAGTGGTCTTGAGGGTGGCGGCAAGAATCGAAACCTTGCGGTCCCCTGCCGCAACCAACTGGCTGGCGAGATAGTACGCGCCCCAATCATCAACCAACCCCCTCGCCCGGAAGGTCTTGGTCGTGCCAGGGATGACGGAGCCCGAACCGGGATCGTAAACATCGCCGCTGGTTCGGCTCAGTGTGACCGGAATCATCACACCCGCCAGGGCCTTGCCGATGGTGCGGGCGATGCCGCCGGAGAGGGGCGATGCCATTTCAGAACCTCAGCGGCGCCGCGCCTGACGGCGCCGGGCGGAGATAGTGGTTCAGGAGTTCCAACACCACATCGGGCAGGGCCTTGTCCGGGGCCTGCCCGTTGTATTCCATCTCCACCGATCCGGCCTTGATCCGCTTCACCCCCCGATTGGAATCGTCGCCGGTCAGATCTTCCCGGATGAACGCAAGGGCCAACTCGCACTGTGCGTCTTTGATGTCCTGGGGGGTAGTCGTCACCGCCACCGCGCGGCGCTCACGATCAACGATGCCTTGCCGGGGCCATGCCATCACCTGCGAATCGCTGGTCAGGGACCCGTGCCACGGCAGGCGGTTCATCACGCGAGCGGCCATCCGCAACGCCCGCTCCCGGTCCTCGGTATCCGCGTTTTCCCAGTCTTCCGAATAGAGCCGATCCGCGAAATAGGCATCGGCTTCGTCCAGGGTGGTGAAGGTGTTTATGCCGATGGTCAAGGCCATGATCGCACCTCAGAAGGGGAAAGTGGGGAGGGGGGAACAACCCCTCCCGCTCCCAGCCACCCAGGGAAAAGGAAACCCTGCCGCCGGTTGTCGAAGTTACTTCCATGGCGCGGCGACCCTCGACTTAAGCCGCTACCGCCGTCCGAGCCGAAGCCCGCCCCGGCGGCCGGGGAAAGGATTACGGAACCGGAGCGATGAACGCCCCGTACACGATGCTCGGGGTCGTGCCGGCCAGCGTGGCCTTCACCCGGATCGCGGCTGCGTCGGGATCGAGCTTGGCGACCAGATCCTGATCGATTGTCAGCACATGTCGGCCGGTGCTGGTGACGGTGACGGCGCCGATTTCGACCGGGGTTCCGCTGAACGCAGCGGAGGCGTCAGTCTCGATCGAAACCCGATAAGTCTCGTTGCCGCTGGTCGTATCCAGGGCGGTGACGTCAACCACGACATGGAAGGCGCCAGCGTGCCGGGCATCGAAGGCAATGCCGGCGGCGGCAGTCGTGGCGGTGATGGCCCCGTCCGTGAAGGAACGCAGGGTCAGGGCCGAGTCGACGGTAAAGCGGGTGGTCATGGCGGCCCCTCCTACGCAGGCTTATTGATGTAGCGGAGCCGAGCGGCGGCGCGCGGATGCTTGATCGCGAGGCCGGAATACCACTCGATGCGGGTCCGGAACGCGGGTTTTGTTTGCAATTCGCCCAGATCGCGAACCGACATTGCTTCAGTCTCGATGCCGTGCAGACGGTCCAGGCCGAAGGCGACGCAATAGACCGAAGCCGTGTCGTTGTGCCCCGATCCATCCGGTTCGGTGAAACCGAGGATTTCGTTCCCCTCGCTGTCTTCGTCCACCAGCGCGATCGGCACACCCGCATACGCCTGAAGCTGCCGGCCGAACGCATCGGTCACGGTCTCGATGGCTGCCCCGCTGGCACGAACCAGGGCGGACAGGCGGCGCCGGTTGGTGCGGTTCATGAAAAGCACTTTGTTGTCGCCCCGCACTGCGTCCAACAGACGGTCGATGTCGTCGGTCTCGAAGAGGCCATCCGCACCCGCCGGTTCGATCACCTGCCCGCCGGTCAGACGCTTTTCCAGGCCGTCGAACGCGAGCGGGTTGGAATCGGTGTCGCCACGAAAGAAGGTTTTCAGCCAGGTCAACGACAGGCTTTTCGCCTTCATGGCGTCGTGCGCGGCCCGCAACTGCCCGTTGCCGGTGCCCATCTTGACCAGGGCCACGTCGTAGTCCGAGTCACCGCCGACGATGGTCAACGCCTCGGTCTGCGGATTGATGATGCCGGTCGACTCGGTATAGCTGCCGTTGATGCCACGGAAGGCGATGCCCGGAAGGGTGCCCTCCTGGTTGTAGCGGTAGCTGTTGCCCGCGATGTCGATGAACGGCAGGCGCTCCAACACCGGATTCACGTTGGCGAAAACTTCGACGACACCCGCCGCCAGCGGGTTATCCATGAGCTTGGAGGCTTCCAAGAGGGTCAACATTTGCGTTTTCCTACTTCATGCCGCTGTAACCGTGCGCCATGCGGGCGACGGTGGGCAGATTGGACAGATCCGGTCCCTTGGGTGCGGTCGTGGGCTTCGGCGCCGTCTCGGGGACGGGCGCCCCGGCGGCAAAGAGGCCCGCATCCCGGGCGCTGCTGATCCAACCGACCAGATCGGCCACCGTGCCGCCGGCCGGGGCCAGCGGACGGAGCTTCTCGGGGATGCCGGACAGCAGGTGATCGCGAGCAGCCTTCACTTCGGCTTCCAGTTCGCGGCTTTTTCCCAGGGCTTGGTCCAGGCGCTGCTTGGGGACCATGTGCGTGTCCGAGGTTTTCGCACCTTCGGCGGCGAGAACGCCCGGTGTGTCGCCCGGCGGCGGCGAAGGCTGGGCGCCAGGATCGGCGCCGTTGTTCGGTTCGGTGATCATGGAGATACCTCGTAGCTCGGGCCGGAGAAGCCCCCAGCCCCCAGGGCGGCGGTTTCCTCGCGGCGAGAAATCAGGGATGCAAGGGCATCGTCGCGGCTGGCGAAGCCGTCCGGGTCCAGATCCAGCGCCAGATCGACAGGCGACCACACCCCAGCGTCAACCTTTTGCCGCCCATTGGCGATCCGCTCGGCCTCGCTCAGTTCCGATGGAACCTCCGCGAAATTGACGCTGATCGAAGCGGTATCGGGAATGGTGCGGCCCGGCTGGTGCGCGTTCCAGACGGCGCGGAGAGCCAGGAACAGGGCGCTTTCGTGCCGGCGCCACAGGCCGACATCGTCGGCGCGGGCTTCGGCCAGATCGGCGCGTTCCATCGCTTTTGCCGCACCGCTTTCGGCCTTGCCATCGAGGCGGAAAACGTCGGTGCTGATCGAATTGGCGGCGGCTGTTTGCTGCAACAGGAATTGGATGGTGGACAGCAGATCGCCCAGCGGCGCCTGGGGGTGCGCGAAGTCGAATTTAGCGCCATCGGGCAGTGTCACCGCCCGGTCAGGGCCAACTTCAAGGGCGGTTCCCGCCTTTACCCCGGTCGCCCACGGAACCCCGAACGACTGAAGAACCGCCGAACGCCAGAGCGTCATCAACAGTTCGTTCGCGCCGCTCTGCGCCAGTCCGAGGCTATCCGGAATCGATGGGAACGCCTCATCGCTTGCGCGGCCCTGCGCCAACACAATCGGAATCCGGCCATAGGGGTTCCGGCCATCCCGGTTTGTCGGGAGGCTGATCGGGCGTCCGCGATAATCCCGGCGAGTGTAGGTGGTCGCCGTCCAGTCCGAATATTCGGTGTCCTCCGGCCGGGCAGTGACTTTATGGGTCACGACCACCCGTTCGGGGGCGGCAGGGTTGGAATCGGCGCACACCGCATCCAGCAGGTTCGGCGGGATCACGGACAACCACGGGCCGGACGCCCCCCAGCCGACCTGAAGGCCGACGATGCCGAGCAACCACGCCAACCGCGAAGCCCGCTTCAGCCCGGCATCGACACCGAACTCCCCGTAAACCGCGTCAACGAGTTCCTGGGGCGCTCCGTCCGCCGTGCGCTTCGGCGCGGTGCGGTAGACCTGAACGCGGGCATCGGCCACCCGGCGGACCAGGGGCAGCGACAACAGGGAAAAGTCTTCCGGCCGACTCCAACGTCCGGCCAAAGCAGCCTTCAGCCGGTCTGTCTGCTGGTCCTCATAGGCCAACAGCAGATCGGCCGCCTTCGCCTTACGGGCGGCGGATGACTTGACCAGTTCGATGAATTCCCGGTCGATGCCCGACCCAATGCCAAGGAACGCCATAAATGAACATTACACTTGACATGATTAGTCGTCAACGGCGCACAACGTGAGGCCCGATATTGGTAACTCTCATATTGAAGAAATCGGGCAGTGACACCACGGCACACCCCGCTTTTGATGAGTATTTCTCATAAAGCACATGGAGCGCTGCGAAACTTTTGCATTCATGACTGCAAAGCGGAGCGAAATCACCACCGTTGAGGATGCAGGCCCGCACGGCGGGGCCGATCGCGTTGCAGGTGATGCCATCGAGTTCAAATGGATTCAACTCGACTTCGCGAAGTGAATAGATCGCCCACGCCAAAGCGAAAAGGCTATCATCGTGCGCTCCCTTGGCATGTTCGAAGACCGCGATTGAACCCTTCGATCCGTTGCTTTCAAGGCGGTATTCAAAAGTCTCCATTTCCCGAAAGATTTTCTTGAACTTCGGGTTGATGTGAAGTCGTCCTTCCGTCGCGATCCGGTGCAATTCCTGGAATATTGCGGCCTGACGCTCGCGGGTGGGGAAGATCGCCTCCGCCTCGAAGTTCTGCCCCTGGCACCAGGAAAGGATATCCACCACGTTCGAGGCTTCTAGCACCGCCTTCTTCATGCCGAAATTTTGCGCGTATTTCGTGAATGCTCGCTTGATCCCTCCGGCACTTCCGAAAGCGATGTCATCGACGGAGAGAACGTAGACGTGCGCTTCGTCATCGTCGCCAACGACCTTCAGCACGCACGCCGTCACCGTGCTGTCGCCGCCGGTCAGCACAAGCCCCGACGCGCGATCCAGGCCAGCACCGACCGCGTAGGGTCGGCCATCGGCAATCGTGGCGGGGTCCAAGGGGTAGGACTGTTCAAGTGCCTTCCTGGTGGCCTCCGGGAACAGCAGCGAACAAGCATCGCCCCAAGTATTCAAATGCTGTTGCCCGAATTCCAAGGGCAACATTTGCGCCGCGCGACTTCTCAGCTTCCGCTCTGAAATCCATGCCGGGCCGTTGTTTACTGCGTCTTCCAGGTCTGAATAGAAGATGTGCGAGTAATACAGCGCATCATCGCTCTTGTTCTGCCAAAGCTGGTAAAGCATGTATAGCGGGCTGCGGCGACTGCCGACCGTCGAATCGATCAGGGCTAGGCCGTCGTCGCTGTCAATGATCGCGGAGGCGATGGCCTGATAGGTGGCGTCGTTCTTTGCCGCGTGCAGTTCGGAACACTGGACGAGGTTCAATTTCTTGCCGAACAAGCTGGCCGGTGACGATGGGAATCCCTGGATGCGACTGCCCAGGGCCGCATACTCGATTGTGTCGGCCCCGATTCGGACTGCTTGGGAGTCCACCAGAGCCTTGCTGAACGGGGTTTTCTCCAAGATCCCTTTGACCAGTCGGAATGCCGTGTCGGTGGTCTGTTTTTCGCTGTTGGCGACGATGGCCACCACCTGTTCGGCGCGGGTCAGGAACCGCCAGCAAATTACCAGAGCTGAAGTCACGGTTTTGCCGTGGCGGCGCGGCCAGCACCACACGATGGTGGAAAAATCGCCGTCCAGGGCGCGGCGCACCTCGTCCTTGACCCTGTCGTTCGGCCACTCGAAAGGCTGCCACGGACCCTTTTCCGAAGGAATGAGGGGGCGAACGTCATCCAGCCAGGCAAAGAAGCCAGCGCTTCCAGGTTGACGCCAGCGGCGCAGCAGGGCAGCGGGATCGGTCTTGGATGTTTTGGCGGTCATCACGCGGCCTCAAATTTCGAAGGGTAGAGGGCCTTCAACTCGGTCAGGGACAACGGGCGAGTGCCGGAGGCCAGAGCCGACAGGGGTAGGCCACGGCGGAAGGCAGCGGCCAAGGTGGGGCCAAGGGCCTCGTCCTGGTATTCGCGGCTTTGCCGCTTCAACCAGTCCGAATAAGTCCAGTCGGCCGGAACCGGGCCGCCCTCGCTGGCTTGCTGGCCCTTGGTGGTTGCTCGGTCCAGTTCGGCCCCTTCAGGCCCCAGAAGCGATTCCCAGGATTTTGTGACGGGGACCAAGACGCTTCGGCAGCAGGGGTGCAAGGGCGGCCGGAATGCGGACAGGGCGGGGTCACCCAGCTTGAACCGCCGACCCGATGCGGCCATGCAGCGTTTGGACGTGCGAAGATCCAACACCGCGACGAACTGCAATTCCTCGATGATGTCCTGGTTCGCCCGGTATGTTTCGAACCGTGCCTTGTCGCCTGCGGCGGCAAAGACGGTGCGGGCAAGCCGTTCGGCGCTCACTCGGGACAGATCGGCAGCGATTTCGAGGCGTTTCCGGGCCTGTTGGACGGTTTCGCCCAAGCTGACGGCCTGCCGCATTTCGCCTTCGACCCGTCCGAGCGTGTCCGAGGCCAGTTTCTGGCCCCATTCGGTCCATTTCCGGCCGTCAAAGAGGCTGTTTGCGGCCACGGCGACGATTTGCGCTAGGTTCGGGGTGGTGAACGAGATACGCGCGGCGGCCTCGGTCGCCCCGAGGTCGATGGCGATGTCCCGAAGGCTGTCCAGCGCCTCCCGCACGGCCTCCGGGGCGGTCTGGGCTGCCGTCTCCGCTGCCGAGTAGCAGAGGCCCGGCAACAGCCCTTGCAGGTTCTCCAGCAGCCGCACCAGCGCCGGGCGGAGGGCGGTGAAGCGGGCGTAGGTCCAGGGCCTGTTCTGGTCGCCCCGGGCAAGCTCGGCATCGATCGTGCGAAGGGCGGCTTCAAGATCGCGCACCAGATCGCGGGAGAGGCCGGCGGCGGCACGGTCGCAACGGTCGGCGTGGCGAACGATGCTGTCGGTCCAGGTCATGACGCGCCCCCTTCGGCATCGCGGACGGCCCGGGCGAAGCTGTCGATCACGGCGCCGGGCGTCACGTCGCGAGCGGAGCGCCCCAGGCCGAATTTGCAAATCAGCGTGGTCAAGGCCGTTGCCCGCCGGGCGTATGCGTCCATATCGACCGGCAGTCCCGCCGCGAGTTTGGTTTCGTCCATTTCGGCGGCCACGCTTAGGGTTGCGATCCGCCGGGCCAGCATCTGTTGGGTGGGGCTCAGATCGCCGCCCATCTGGGCTTCCAGGTCGTCGAGATGGTCGGCGAACCGCCGGGCAATTGCGCTCTGGCGGTGAACAGGTGTCTCGCCCAGGAAAAGCCGGGTGCCATTGCTGAGTGCCGAACGGTTGTTGTTCCGGGCCTCGCTGGGCTCCGGCAGGGCTTCGGCGCGCAGCCGGTCGGCGGGTGGTGTTTTGGCGGTTTTTGCCATTTTCGGGCCTCAAATTGCTGACATTACGCTGACACGCTTATGTCTGCATTCGGTCAGTATATTGAAGAAAAAGGAAAAAATCTTCACATTGAACCAGTCATTGAGACTGAAGGTCGTTTTCTGGCGAGTTTCGCGGGTGGGCGGCGGTGAAGTCTGGCCGGGTGGTGCGCTGGTCCATCGACCGTTAAAACCCCCGCCAAGGCATATTTAAGCCCCGCTGGCGGGCGGAAGCGGGAAGGATGTTAAGTCCTCAATCCCGACTCCGCTTTGCGCCTCCTACGCCTTCACAGCCGGCTTTTTGGTTTCCTCCCATTCCAACGCGGCGGCGGCTGCATCGAGGACTTCGAGGATCTCAGACACCCTCTCGTGAAGTTCCTCGTGCGGGGCATCCAGCAAGGCAAGCAGGCTGTCCTTGGCGATGGCGATGTTGCGCCCCGCCTCCTCGACGCGGTCGCCGATAAAACCAATGGCGGCGAGAAAGGGGGTGTTTTTGGCGTGGTTCATTTTTTGCTCTCCTGGTTTCAAGGTGGGGTGGGGCCGCCGAAGGCCCCAACCCCTTTACATAGTAAAGGGGAAGTTTTTGTGCAAAGTTTTGTGCAATGATTTCAATGGCTTGCAGAAACCCTTTGTGCATTTTGTGCAAGATGTTGTGTGCAAGTTTTTGTGCAATGATTTCAGTCACTTAGATCAAAATCGCTCCCATCTGCACAAAAACTCTGATCGGGTTTTTGTGCGGATTGTGCGGCCCGGCGGATGCCCTTGATCGGGGTCCGGTTCGCGTATTTGCCTACCTCGCCCACTATGATTTCGCCCTTGGCAAACAGGCTGTTCATCGCGGTTTCGAGGTCGCGCAGCTTCAGGCCGGCGACTTCCGGCATTCCGAGCAGCAACCTGGGGGCGTATCTGCCCCCTTTACTCTCTGAGGCGTAGCGGCCCTGGCGCTGGAGGGCATCAAGGGCGCGCAAGAAAGCCGCTTCCGCGTTCCGGCTGGCGATGCCCGCGAACACGCCCGAAGGCCGCTCCTCGGGCACCAGAACCCCGTTCTGCCACACAAGCTCGATCACCTCGCCGGGCTTGGTGTGGTTGGCCTTTGCAATTTTAAGCTGCGCCCGGCCGGGGTCATTGTCGTCGGTCTTCAAGGTCAGAACGGATCGTGAACCATTGATCCAGGCAGTTGAGCCCGAGGCCAGCCTGTTGCCCTCACCTTCGGTTGATTTTGACGTATGGGTTGACAACAGGGTGGCGCACCCGAGGCGGGCGGACAGGCCGTTCAGGGCGTTCAGAAAGCCGGAGACAGCCACGCGGTCGTTCTCGTTATCGGCGAATACCAGGGCGACATTGTCGATTGCCAACAGGCGCAGATCGGGCACCCGCTGCAACTGAGCCTCCAAGGCATCGAAGAACTTCGTTGTGGTTCCCCCACGCCACAGGACGCAGTCAGTCCCGGCGTATGATTGAGGAAAAAGCTTCCCGGACAGTTCTTCCATCGATACGCCGAAGTATTCGTTGATCCGCTCTTGGCGAACGAAGAGAACTTCGGCGGGATCTTCGGCAAAGACGCCAGCCGCCCGGCCGGTGGTGGTCACGCGCCCCAGGGCGGGGCGGTTCGCGGCAACGCTGGTCAGAGCCATCTGTGAAATTGTCGTTTTTCCACAACCTCCGTGCGAAACCAGAAGGGTGGTCATCCCCTGGGGAACAAGCTGGTCAATGACGAACTGAATCGGGGTCGGGGTCCTGCCCACCCATCGCGACACGTCACCTTCGGCGATGGTCGGGATTGGCGTTGCGAACCTCGGTTTAGGCTCACTCCGCACTCTGGTATCGACAAATGGGCGCCGCTGTCCCTGGCCTTGGCCGTGCATTTTTTCGAATTCTTCCAGCGGAATTCCGCTATCTTTGGGCGTAGTCATGCTGCCACCCCATGGCCGGGGGCTGCGATCATGATCCGGGAGGACGGCGGCGGGGTCTGGAGTGCAGAACGCAGCCGGCGGCCGGTGGCAAGGTCGGGCACGATGAACTCAGCCACGCCCACCAGCGGCCCGAGAACCGCCCGGACCCGCGACCAATCGACGATGACGACTCCGTGGTTGCCACGATCATCCCAGGTGTGCGCCCGCGCCCAGGCTCCCGGGTCGCTGAAGATCACCAGGGGATCGGCGAAGCCCATCAGCGGCGTGGCACGGTCGAGCGCGGCGGTGCCCAGCACATCGGCCAGCCCGAAGCGAGAGAACATCGCCCCCGTGGTCGGCACCCAGGCCACCAGATCGAAAAGGTCTTCGGGAAAGCCCGGCGCCTGATCCCGCCATGCAGGGCAGAGGATTGCCGGCAGGGGACCGTCCGGGTTGGGTGTATAGGTACCATCATGGGCGGGTTCGATCCGGGCGACGCCCCCGCCCAGCCCCTGAAGAGGCGCGGAGCGCGGCCACCAGCGGTCGCGCCAGCTTTTCACCTGCGGCCGCTGGGCGAAGGTCAGGGCCGTATCATACTCTGACCACAAATCGCGGAGTGTGCGCCCGATCTCGGCGCGGCGGGCGGCGGTGGGGGAACCGGGGCGGATCATTGCCGCCCCCGCACGACAAGAATGTTGTAGAAAATCAGGTACGCGAGCCGTCTGAGGTCGCGGTCCTCGTCGCTGCCGCCCTCGATCGCACGCAGCGTCAGGCGGCGGTACAGATCCCAGGCGAGGACTTCCATTTCTGCTTGATTTCGATGACTGGAACTCATATCGTTTCATCCGACCAAGCGCGGATCGGTCGCCAAACTCATTCCGCGCGAAGGTTGCAAATGGGGCGCGAAAGCGCCCCTTTTCGTATCAGGGGGCAAGCCACAGGCCATCGCGGGCCAAGGCTGTTTCAAGGGCCTTGATGGTCCTGGGGCCGATCCCCGGCTGAGTCCGAAGCCAGCGCTTGCCGCGATACCCGATATCACCCACCGTCCGGCAGCCCTCGCCGTCAAACACAGCGACAGCCTTGGCCGGGATCAGGCCGGCGGCAGCCAAGTCGGTGAGCGTCGGCGTCGTGTCGATATCGAGCCGCCACATCACGCGGCCCTCCGGCGGCGGCGGGGCTGATCGGCGGCGGGATTCACCTCCTGCGAGGCGAGCCAGTCGCGGACAGCATCGACCCGATACAAGATCAGCTTGCCCACGGCGATGCGGGGCGGCCCCTGCCTGAGACGATGCCAGCGCTGCAACGTGCGGACGCTCACGCCAAGCGTTTCCGCAAGTTTTTCGGGCGTGAAGTGGCCGAATGTCAATTCGTCGGGCGCGGCCTGTCCGGTGAACCCAGAAAGAAGCCCAGCGGGATCGGAAATGATGGAGGAAAGTGTGTCGGGGACCATGTCGCAGCCTCGAAAACGAGGCGGGGCCTACCCGGGCGAAATAGGGATGGCAGGCCCCGCGCAATAATTGCACGAAGCCGGCCCCCCTCCGGGGGTGCGGCCGTTGCCCAACCCATAATCATCCCCCTCCGGGGGCAAGTTCGCCTACGCCGTAAGCGGACTTGGGGTTGACACTAAGCGTACCGACGCTGGCTATAATAACGACATTGATGGTTACGTCAAGCCCTCTTAGCGCCAATCATGCTCACGAACACTATATGAGTTTTGCTCATTACTTCTTTAAAGAGATTACGTTGTCATTTTTCTCTTGTGTGGTTCCGGCAATCACCGCGCCAGCCCGCTCAGTCGCTGCCCGGAGCGGATCGTCCATAAGATGCGCGTATCGCTGTGTTGTCGCGGCTTGGGTGTGTCCAAGCAAGGCGCCGATGATGGGCAAGGATAAGCCGGCGCTCGCAAGAATACTCGCGTAAGTGTGCCTCAAATCGTGAATATGGCAGTCAGTGATTTCGGCTTCCTTGCAGGCGTTTTTCCAGAAGTTCTTGATATTTGCCTGTGCAACCGGGGTGTCACGTCCAGGAAAAAGGAACTCGCTCTCGGCTTCTTCCTTCATTTCCGCCAGAAGCTGAAGGGCAGGGGCCGATAATGGAACGCGATGTTCACGTTTTTGTTTGACGTGAGAACTAGGCTTGGTCCAAACGCCTGCCCCTAGGTCGAATTGATCCCAAGTTGCCGACAGCACTTCGCCCCGACGCGCGCCGGTCAGCAACAATAGGCGGATGGCATTGGCCGACTGCCGGTTCGGATGCTTCACCAGCACGGCAGACAGTCTTTGAAGCTCGTCACCCGAAAGATAGCGGGTTCTGGCTTCTTCCCGATAACGCTGAACGCCTACCGCAGGATTGTCATTCCTATAATTCCACTTGATCGCGAGAGAGAACATCTTGCGAACAAGGGCGTGAACCCTGTTTGCTCTAACGGGCGTTTCTGACATCTTGCGATGTAATGCTTCAATATCATGAAGTGTGACGCTGGCGACCTTCATTTTCCCCAGAGCGGGGAGTACATGCTTCAGCATGTCGCGGTCTTCTTTGACGCTGCTAGGGCGTTTGAAGGCTTCGGCGTACTTTGTCAGGTACTCTTCCGCCAGATCGGCCACGGTCGGGGCGCTGCGGGTTTCGCGCCGGTCTTGCATGGGATCTTGCCCATCATCGACCCGGCGCTTGATCTCTTTGGCCTTTTCACGCGCCGAAGCCGTGTTCCAGTCTGGAAAGCTACCAACGGTCATGCGGCGTTCGCGCCCGTCCAGGGAACGAAAGTTCACGACGAAGGATCGCGCCCCGCCAGCGGTGATCCGAGCGGCGAACCCGCGCACCTCTGAATCCCATAGGAGCGTGTACCCTTTTTCGGGGGGTAGGGCCTTCCGAACCAGCGCATCAGTCAATCGCTCAGTGGCCAT